TTTCTTAGACAATATATTTTTACCAGATTTAATAAAATTAGATAAAACACCGGTTTGGCTTAACTTATAAACACCATAAGTTGCCAAAGCAACTCCAACTACAGCTAAACCGATTTTAATGTATTTCTTCTGCTGATCGGTTAGACGAAATTTCTTTTCTGCTTCTTTCTCAGCCTTAGAATGATTTTCATCCTTTAACGGATACGGTGGCCCATTTCTTTGACCCCACTTCTGTCCTAAAATGCCATGGTGAGCTAAATACTCTTTACCGTAAATAGCATAGTAGTCCATAATTTACGATCCATTCTTAAGTTGCCATAGAATTGCAAGTATTGTAGCAGCAGAAGAAGCTGCACTTAAAGCAGCACCACCAATTTCTAAAAACTGGTCAACTTTGCTCTTACCTATTTTAGCAGTTTCCTGCTGACGAAGAACATTCTTATACTGCTGTTCTAAATTGTAACGATTAACATATTCTTGTAATTCTCTATTAGACATCTTAGAAATATCTTTTGTCTTTTCAGCAACTTTAGAATCAACAGCCTTGGTCTTCTTAGCACCTCTTAATCGCTGAGCTCCACTAACTACTTCACTAGCAGATCTTGTTAACTTCTCAGCTTTAGAAGGTTTTCCATCTTTTCCAGCCTTGAATAAAGATTCTTTTCTTTTTTGGCCTTGTTCAGAATCTCCGAGTCTCCTACGAGCTTTTCCTAATTCTGTATAAGTCCCATCTGCATTTTGATAAAGACGATGATACCATTTCATTCCGGGTGTCCCGTAATGTTTCAGGCAATCTTCTTTTGTTAAATAATAATTACTCATAGGATCTTCTCCTTTACAAAAAATGAGAGACTATGAGATAAATACCGAAAATCGGCCTTTTATCCCTCTCTCTCCATAAAAGGGCATGCGATTTACACGAATTATTCAAAAGCATCTTTGTTATGCTTGAACGCGACAAACGCATCCATCAATGCTGCGAAACAGTCTATCTTCTGATCGGACCGTTTCTTATACAGCTTCCTGTTACCATTCGTATCTTCCAGAACGATACAGTTACCCATCGCAAAGTTCATGATCTTCTCATCAAACATTAGCAAACGTTCTTCTGAAAGTTTCTTTAATTCGCCAAGTGGTACGGTTTCAGTTCTCGCACCTTGCGGTACTTTCTCAACACCGAACGGTCCATTCTCTGTTTCCCAACGCTGTACAAACTCTTGCGCATTGTACGGGTCAAAACCGAAACAACGGATGTCATAGTTATGCTCAGTAATGAACCTATCTATGTCTTCATAGACTTCCATCATGTCCAGGATCGTTCCGTCTAACACAATCAGACTTCCTTCCTGAATGAATTCGTCATACTTATTCCTTGCTGCCACTGGTAAACGGTTATAAGTCAGTGAACTAATATAGTTACGTGACTTGATACCAAATTTTGATCCGCGCATTGGAAACATAAAAGTAAATGCACAGAAGTCATCACCCTGCGACATATCGGCTCCAAGTGCACAAGCTAAACCGTCATAGTTCCGATATGGGTGCAACTGAATTTCCTCATAAGGGAAATAATAAGTGTAGCCTTCCATTGGAATACCAAAACGCTTTGCCAGGATATCGTTACGATTCGAAGGTGATTTCTCAGCTTTCTCGACGTCATCAGTATAAGTTTCATAAGTAACTGTAATACCAATGTTCGGATTAGCCTTACGCCACGTCTCTGGTCGTGACACCTCATCAATCGAGTCTAAACGATAATACCAGATTGAAGTACGAATGTTTTCGTAATCTCCTTTAAGGGTATCGATTAGCTCCATTTTGATTGTGTCACCTGGGCCGTTACGCACGGTACCTTCTGAACTGGTCGCAATAATGAGATAGTCATTTGGATCCTCAGGATTACCCTGCTCTTTCGCACATGACTGCTCAATTGCGCCAATAACATCTTCACGGGTATCGCCGGAAAGCCACTCATCAATCGTGGCCAGTTTTACTCGATAACCCTGAAGCTTGTTAATGTTCATTGGTTTAACTTCTATGATTGATCCAGTAATAAAATTCTGTATGCCCTTCTTTGTTGAAGCAAGCTTCACACGATCCGCTTTGTTACCCGTCGTATTCTGTAAAGAACCCAAAGTCATAAACTTAAAGAATGGGCCTTTTGAACGGTTGATAGCAGTACGAATCGGCGAAAGCACTTCCTCTGCTTGTGCCATCGTTGGCGCAACAACAATCTGACTATTCGAACTCGTATCAATACATAAGTGATATGCTTGCATACAAGCTGAATACATCGATTTCGCAGCACCTCTGGCAATAATTAAAAATTGCTTGGTAATCAAGCGTTTCTTAATTGACTTATAGACTTCATGTGAACCTCTACCGTCTGGATCAATGACTGGTATTGGTTTCTCTATAAAGTAAAACCAACTCAAGGCGGCTTCACTCCATAGCTTAAATGAATCTAGCATATGTAGATCACCACCATTAGTTAGTGTCAGTTCGTTTTCACAAAACTTAATGAAACCATTAATGGCTTGATCGTCATAGTAAACTCCCCGATTAGCTATAAGATTATCGATGCGGTGCATTTCCATTTCCACATACTGATTAATCGGGATCTCTCCTCTCATTACAGCATCTCTGAACTGCCCGTAATAAATCGGAGTAGCAGTATTCGATAATGCCATTATTATTGATCTCCTTTACTGAAATATAAAAACAGAGGCACACACCCAACTAGTCGCTGAGAGCATACACTCCAACTGACTGAAAAACAGCCAACTCATTCGAGTCCTCGCTAATGAGTAGTAACCTCTGTTGATACAGTTATATAAAAAGGTCGCGGAGTTCAGTGGGCCTAGGACTTTGGCTATTCGCGCCATAATATCATCCACCAAGGTTTTACAATTGTTACTCTCATGGTAAAAGACCATCGTTGCTTTATGGTCTTCAATAAGCTTAAGCGTTACTGCCATGACGGGTATCCCTCAAACTAATGGTTTCCTGTTGTTTCAAGGCTTACTCATCTAGTATTTGCTAACCTGTACATGATTAGTCAAGATTTGGGCTCAACCGCGTATACCTTATAGTACTATTTTGAATTTTTACTTTTTAGGTAAGTATTTCTTAAACCTATTATTGTCGCCAATATTCATTTCTGAAATGTCGACGCCATATTCTTTTGCTCTTCTTAGAATTGCTCGAGCAAGTGCTTCCTCATACCTAGGTTCGACATAGTTAAAGAACTTGATAGCAGATCTTACATGGTCACCATTAGGTAATGGAAACTTCTTCTGCTCAGGAACACCGAACTTCTTGTCTTCATCGGCATGCTTTACAGAATTATTAACATACTTCTTAAAAACAAATCCTGGCATTTTCATTTTGTCCATACTGGAAGTTTTTATATGATGACGGTACTCTTCCCACGCCTGTGGAAACCAATCTTCTTTACCATATTCTTTAATCAGATTCTCAAGACTATAACAAGCAAACGAAGGAAGATCTCTATAAAAGTCTTTATTCAGAGTCGCCATAAAGTTCTCCTATCTCACCAATGTAGTTATTGGTAATAAAGTTACGCCACTCTAATTCGTTACGTTCTTCGCTCAAAGCAGTTGCTAAGACACTCGATGTTGGAGGATCAAAGAACTGACGAACTCTGGAACCCATCCACTCAATAATTGAATTAACTGCTACTTTAGAATTCTCATTGAAAGGCACATTACGCCATACATCAGATTGGTCACTGATTTCATATGGTTCGTCAATAATACCTTCCTGATGTAAAATGAAAAAGACCGCGTTAATTGCCTCAACCAATCGCATATCGAAATCTGGATTCTTATGATCCAAACCCGCTGCATCTTTAACTGTATCAAGAATACTAGCATCTATTTCTCGTGCTCGTTCCATAGTTCTACCTCCACAGAGTTGTGTCATTTGGTGTTCTTTCCACCATTCTTAAGTTATTAATATCTTGTAAACTTCCGTAATGAATAATTTCATGTGTATTCAGTGTTGTAGTAATCAGATTATCCAAGTCAAAAACAATAGGCCTTTGCAAACGTATGTCATCAATAGTGATTGGATTAATATGATGAATTAAAGCTCGATTAGGAATCTCATAACCATCACAAGCCAAATCACAAGCAGCATCTCGTAAGATTACTTGCCTTCTGATCCGTTTCCATTCCGGACTGTTGTATAAAACTTGATTCAAATATCTCTGAAAACCAAAAGTGTCTTGCGCAACTGAACCGTACAACAATAAATAAGCTAAACGTTCTTCATAAGTTGGAATAGTTATCAATTCGGAATAAGATTTAGAATTCATCATACGGATCTCTATCTTCTTCGTCGTCAACACTAGTTCCAACTGAATGACCAGAGTATTCTCCGAAAGCTCTAATAGCTGCAGAAAATAACTCTTCAGTACGTTTAGCAGATTTCAATGCTTCAGTCTTTGCAACAAGCAATTCATTCTCTTTTTTAAGTTTCTCTAATTCTAATTTGTTCTTGGCAGAACCAAGTTTAAGAAAGTGAGTGGTCTCTTGTGAAGACGCAGTGCCATTTCTCAAACGTTGTTCCACTAAATTGGTGGCCAAAGCTATTAACTGGTTCTCACGAGCCTCTTCGGTAGTAGCTGGCCTAAGTTTTGGAAGTTCTTCTTCCTGGACTATACGCCTTTTTGGCATGTTTACCACTCCTTTCTATAGACTTTATTAGACTTTTACTAGAGTTTAGTACCACTTAAGAAGTATTAAATATCTAAACCAGATACGATAATATACGGAGAGTACTAAGCCCAGAAACATCAGATACTTAATACTTCTTAAGACGATACCAAACCCTCAATTTGTATCCAAAAATTAAACCCAAGTTTAAAACGTACCTTAAAAAATATCCACCGGAGAATTTTTTGAG